GAAATAATAGAAGTTTTTAAAAAAGGCACATGGCTTATAAGGTTTAAGTGTAAAAAACACGGGGAGCAAATTAGAAGGTATTATGACTTTAAAAATTCTAAATATGGATGTTCTGAGTGTGGGCTAGAAAATAAAAAATACTATGTAAAAGAAAAAGAAGAATTTATTCAAAAAGCGAAAGAGATTCACAATAATAAATATGATTATTCTTTAGTGGATTATAAAAATCGTCAAACAAAAGTCAAAATTATTTGCCCTATTCATGGGGTGTTTGAGCAAACGCCAGCATCTCATATAGGGCAAAAATCAAAATGCCCACTGTGTGCTGCAGAAGAAAGAGGAAAAAATAAAAGCATAAACAGATGGGAAAATATAAAAAAAGAATTAGATTTTAATAATTATGAATATATTGATTTTGATAATATCTTTGAATCAACAAATATTAAAAAAAAGATAGAAATAAGATGCAAAAAATGTGGCTATGTTTTTTTGCAAAATTTATTTTACCACTTACATGGAAATGGATGTCCTGAATGCGGAAAAAAAAGTTATGGTGAAAGAATTATAAATTCTTTTTTAGAAAAGAAAGGACTTAAATTAAACGAAACTTTTTTTAGAGAAAAAAAGTTTAAAGATTTAAGAAGCGGTAAAGGTGGAAATGATTACTTAAGGTTTGATTTTTATATACCAGGAAAAAACACGGTTATAGAATACAACGGTAGACAACATTATGAAGAAGAAAGAACTTATTATAAAACACATGAAGAGTTTGAGGAAGCAAAAAGAAGAGATCAATTAAAAAAAGATTATTGTAAATCAAAAGGTATTTTCGAGCTGGAAATACCATATTGGGAAAGCAAAAATCTTAATAATATTTTGGAAGAATGGTTTGTGAATAGTTAGTCTTAATATTTACAAAATAAAGTTTCAGGGGTATAATTTAATTATGAAAGTTTTACAAGAAAACGTAAGTAAACAAGATTTAAAAGAATTTTTATATTATGGAATGTCGTATGACGATAAGCAACTTTATCAACAAGTAAATGAGAGTCAAGCGAATATATTTCAGTTTTCAGGTAATACTGCATCTGGTATGATTCAGAGAGCAATTCCTCAAAACTTTGACGAACTTACTTGTTTAAACGCTTTGTCAAGACCAGGTTCTTCATTCTCGTTTGATGACTTTGTTGCGAACGGAACAGAAGGATCAAAGTATCCAGAACCAATATCAAAGTTTTTGAAAGATTCCCACGGTTGTATTCTCTTTCAGGAAGAGATTATGAAACTCGTAGAAGATCTTTCAAATGGAAAGATTAAGGGTAATTATGCTCGTGGTCTTTTGAAGAAGCTCGGAAAGGCTAACAAAAAGCAAGAAGATTTGGACGCTTGGGATAAATTGGTAAATACAATTAAAGAAGAGGCGAAGAGTAAATTGACTAATGCAGAGATTGATGAGTTTACTGCAGACCTTATTACTTTGTCAGCTTATTCTTTTAATAAATCTCATGCCGCCGCTTATACTTATGTTGCTTGCGAGACATTATATATGACTCGTTATTTTAAGTCATGTTTCTGGGCAGCATCTTTGGCTTATGCAGCAACAAAGACAGACAAAGATGAAATAAAGGATGCAGTAAAAGAAGCTAAAAAAGATGGGTTTAAAATTTTACCACCTGATGTAAACAGTTCTAAGCTTCATTTTACACCACTATCTTCAGATGAAATTGGGTTTGGGCTTAATGAAATTAAAGGTGTTGGTATTGAGCCTGCAAAAGCAATTATAGAAAATGGCCCTTATGAAAGCATAATTGATTTTGTAATTAAAAATCTTGGGACAAAGGTTAATAAAAAAATTACACTTGCTCTTGTTGGCGGTGGAGCTTTTGATAATTTAATACCTGCAGGTGAAAGAAGAAAGTATCTTAAAATAACAGAAGATTTTTATGTCAATAAAAAGACAAGTAAATCACCTGATAAACTTAGAGAAGCTTGGGATAAGGCTGTTGATAGCCATGAATTTGATTCTAAAACTTCACCAGAAGAGTATATGGAATTAGAGAAAACGTTCCTTGGTGGTAGTTTCTTTCATGGGGTATTCTCGGATGATATGGTTGAAAAGATTGAAAAGCTTGTTTCATTAAACAAGTGTCTTAGAGATTTTAATGAAATTCGAGAAGAAGATAAATCCTCAGCTTATGTGTTTGTTCACGTTAAAGATTTAAGATGCCATCAGCAGAAGAACGGAAAGATGATGGTGTTTATAACTGCTGAAGATTGCAACGGAGAGGAGTTGACAATTCCTTGTTTTGCGTCATACTACGAACATATTAAGGAAAAGCTTTTAACTGGTTTCTATCTTATGAAAGTTTATCCAGATGATAATGGTGGAATTTTATTTGGTAGTAGAAACTGGATTACAAATCCTGATACTATTCGTTCTTTTTTAATAAGGTATAAAAGAAGTTAATTTTATGAATACGCAAAAATTAACAACAGAAGAATTTATTAAAAGAGCAAAAGAAGTTCATGGTGATAAATATGATTACAGTTTGGTAGACTACAAGAATAGAAGAACTAAAATAAAAATTATTTGTCCAATTCATGGAGTGTTTGAACAATTACCGCTTTCTCATTTAAAAAGCGGTGGCTGCTTTAAATGCGGACATAAAAAATTAACAACAGAAGAATTTATTAAAAGAGCAAAAGAAGTTCATGGTGATAAATATGATTATAGTTTAGTAGATTATAAAAATATGGACACTAAGGTAAAAATTATTTGTCCAATTCATGGAGTATTTGAGCAACTGCCATATGATCATCTGAATGGCTGTAATTGCACGTTTTGCAGAAATATTCTTTCTGGAAGGGCAAAAAACAATAATTACAAATTTACCTTTATTAAAAGAGCAAAAGAGATACATGGTGATAGATATGATTATAGTTTAATAGACTATAAAAAAAGCGAGGAGAAAATAAAAATCATTTGTCACAAGCATGGTATATTTGAACAAACACCGCACGATCATTTGTGTGGGCGCGGTTGTCCGCATTGTAAAATTAGTAAAGGCGAAGTAAAAATTTTAAATTGGTTAAAGAGTAATAATTTTTTATTAGATAAAGACTTTTTTCATGTGTATAAATTTGATGATTTAAAAGGAGAAAGATTTTTGCTTTCTTATGACTTTTATTTTCCAAAGAAAAAATTACTAATTGAATTTAACGGGGAGCAACATTATAAAAATGCTTTTAATAAGAGAATACATGATTTTCACAAGCAGTTGCATTATGATTGGCTAAAAAGAAAGTATGCAAGAGACAATGGATATAAGTTATTGACAATTCCTTATTGGGATTATAAAATTATTGAAGAAATTTTGGAGGAAAATTTAAGGTTAGATACTAGCCAAGGGGAAATTAATGGGGCTTAAAGAAGCTTTAAAAAAATCTAAATTTAGAGTAGAGAAAGATGAATATCAAAATTTTAGGGATTCAATGAATTCAATGAATTCAATGAATTCAATGAATGCAATGAGAGCACAAGTGCAACAGCAAGCAATGACGCTAACTGGTCAAAATATCGCAGAAGTTTTATTAAATAATCCAAACTCTTGGATGGTTGAAAGTTGTAGTCTAGAAGCAGGGTATGACCCTAATATGCAAGCAGCTGATATTCGAATACGCTTTTTCGATCCGCAAATTGCGACTTCATTTATGTGGGCGTGTCATAATTCTGTTCAGGCGGCTCAATCGGTTGTGTACGGAGAAAACCCAATGTATTACACTTCTTCTCCAATTATGCAGCAAGCGCCAGAGCCTGAAGATAAAGAGCTGCCAAAAGGACAACATTATGTAAAAGATTTTGGAGATGATTAATGACTCAAGCGGAAATGTCAAAAGACTTAGAAAGTAGGTGGGCTTGGCTTACCGAAGATATTGACGATGCAGAAAAAAAACTTAATACTCAGCAGGTTCTTGAAAATGCGTATCAGTATATGAAAAAGCAAGGGCTGCTTGTAAATCTTGAGCCTTATAATTCTCTTGCAGAGACTCGGGCAAATATGTTTGGGCATTATGTAGAGGATTTCGATGAGGGACAATATGTAGAGGACTTTGAACAAATCATAGAAGAGCCAAAAGAAGAGCCAAAGAAAGAAGATTCAGGTCCAATGCTGATGGCTCCAAGACTTTTTAGTGTAAAGCCTATGGATCCTCCAAAAGATTCTGTTTATTATATAAAACCTTTTTTCGCAAACACAAAAACAAAAAAGAGGAAGAAATGACCATAGATGCATTAAATGTTTTAGTTGACAAAAAAGACAATTTTGATATACTATCAGCAACAGAAGAAGGAGCAGGGGTTGTAAATTTAACGCTTCAGTTTTATGATAATGAAACATTAGAGGAATTTCTTCAAAAAATAAATCAAGAATATGTGGAGACTTTTTAAATGGTTGGCGTATTGTTTGAGAAATACAGAAAGAAAATATTGAAAGAGAGGAAGAGTATGGTAGGAGTAGATGTTGAAACAATTGGCTTTGCTGATTTAAGACAATTTAAGATTAAGGGTTATAAGCTTGACGATAATGTTGCTTATAATACAGATACAATTTCTTACACAGACGTTGATAATGAAGATAACTTTGTTGAGTTTACAATGGTGCCAGATTTTGACGCTCTAGGGTATGAAAGCGGCGAAAGTGGAGTTGTAATGTCGATTACAAAAGGCTGCTCTTTGGCAGAGATGATTCATTTTCCTTCGACATCTACTTGGAATGCAATTCAGGCATTTTTAGATAGGAAGTTTGGTAATGAATGAATGTTGGGAAAAGATAGAATTAGAATACATGCCCTCTGCGGTTATGATGCCAATTCTTACAATAAAGAATCCAGTTTGTTTAAGAGATAGGCTTTGTTGGATGCAGCAAGGTGTAGATGGAAAAATTTATATGTTTTCAAATGATATACTTAAACCTGATTATAGCGAATGGAATTGGTAATGAATGAAATAGAAAAAACGCAACATTTTTCAGAGAATTGGGAAACTATTCTTTATAATATAAATTTTAAACCCGCAGAGGCAGTGGATCCTTTTGCGGGTAATTGTGATCTTGTAAAATATTCTCCTAATACCAAATGGGAGCTTTATGATATAGATGTAAAAAAGCCAGAAGTAAATTACAGAGATAGTTTGTTAAATCCAATTGATTATACTGGGAAAAGTGTAATCACAAATCCACCATATTTGGCAAAAAATAAAACGAAAGAATTTGGTGAAATTTTTGAAAAATACCAGACAGATGATTTGTATAAAGCTTCTATATTAAGTATAATGGGATGTGAAAATGGAATTTTAATTATTCCTATTAATTTTTTCACAGATGAATATACGCGAGAAGTAAGAGAAAAGTTTTTATCTCAATATAAAGTAGTTTATGTAAATGTGTTTACCAAGCAGGTATTTGCAAATACGTCTTATAATGTTTGTTCCTTTTATTTTGAAAAAGGTGAAACTAGTTATGTGACATTTCATGATCACTTTGCTAACAGAGATACTACTTTAAAATTAAAAAAAGAACATGGCTATAGAGTTGGCGGAGATTTTTATGCATCTTTTAAAAACGTAAAGCCTATTTTCTCAAGAGTGCTAAAAGGAGAAAAGGCAAACACTAATCTATTTATAACCTGCACAGATACTAGAGACACTGATTTCCATTTGGAATATAAGCCTGGGTATGTTTATGAGGGCAAAGAGTCAGATAGATTTTTTGCTACTTTAAAGTGTGAAAGAGATTTAACAGAGGAAGAACAAATTAGGTTGGTTTCTAATTTTAATCTGTATATTGATTCTGCTAGATTTATACACGGGAACCTTTTATTTACTAATTATAGAGATAATGGAAGAAAAAGAATCTCTTTAGATGATGTATATAAAATATGCACTTTGATGATAAGTTAATTACATGGACTTTAACGAAGTAGAATATATATTATCAGAAGCAAATCTAGCAGTAATGCTCAAAAGAGATCCTGAAAGAGAGGCTAATTACAGAAGAGATTTAAAAGCCATAAAAAAAGGTGAGAGAGCAGGTGCAAAGCCAGAAGATGCTCAAAGAGCTAAAACCTTAAAAAGAGATTTGTATCGCTATAACACAAAATCAGATTTAATACATCAGAAAACAGAAGAAGAGCTAGAAGCTGAAAGAAAAAAGGCAGAAGATGATAATATAGAAAAAATTACAAGTACCGATGAAAACTTTAAAAAAAGTGTTGAAAATTTTTTACATAAAAACATTTCGAAAGATTTTAATCCTACAAGTGCTGATTTAAGAAATTTTAATGCAGCTATACATGGAAAGGGACCAGAAATTCCAGAAAGATGGAAAAAAGTAATGGTTAAATCTTTAGCTATTAAACCTTGGCAACAAAATACAGAAGAGAAATTGACAGAAAGAAGAACAAAAGAATATCTTAATAAACTTGGCTACAAAGAAGCCGAAAAAATGACAGGTGAAAGAGGTACATATGGTGCTCAAGGAAATTACGTTACTGTTTCTGCCAAAGATTACAATATTTTGGTAAAAAATATGCCAGAAGTTTATCAAGAAAAAAACGATGGAGCAAATAAAATTGTAAATCGTTCAGATGCTAGAAAGTTTAATCTTAATGAGCTTTCAAAAAGTAATGACTTCTGGTTTATAACAGACAATGGTGCTAAAACTTTTGTTACTTTTAAATCTGTAGAAAGAAACGGAGGAACACAGCTACATCAAATCACAGATGTTCAAAATACTTCTAGAAAGTTTAAGTCTAACTATAAAGATAAGCTAGACGAAACAAGATACATAGCTGTTATTAGAGGCGATCACATTAAAGGTTTAATTGCACCATATATAAAAAGACCTTGCCCAGAGGATTATAAAGACGCTGCAAGATGGAAGGCTGAGCAAAATAAAAAAGCTCAAAATAATAGCGGCTGGATCAGTTATAAAGGTGTAAACTATGGTCCTGTTGATATAAACATTAATGGAAAGATATACAAGTTCCCAAAGATAATGACAGAAGGCGAGTGGGCACGCTGTATGCAAATTTTAGCAAGTATTTATAGAAAAAGATAATGTTTAAATATAATGAATTGTCAGATTTATTAAATGGTTCTCTAGTAACGCCATTATCTAAAACAGATGATGGCTTAATTCGCTGTATAGATAGTGAAGGAAATGAATGCTTTTATGAGTTCGACGATTTCGATTTTGATAAACTCCCAGAAGATAGAGTTGCAGAAGAGCCGATAAATGAGCCCGAAGAACCAATAGAAGAGCCGATAAATGAGCCGATAAAAGACGATTCAGAATATGACGGTACAGACGAGCCAACTCCTGAAAACAATATTCCAGAAGAAGGCGAAACTATAATTGAAGATGAAAGATTTCTTACTTCTTCAGAAGCTAAGGATATATTAAACGTTGCAGGAATTGAAACACCTGCAAAAGTATGGAGAGATATAATATGACATTAAGACAATTAATAGATGAAGCTTATGATCCAGCAATGATAATGGCTCAAATACAAAGATTAGACAAATTAAATAAACAAAACGAACAAACAGCAGCAAGCCTAAAAAATAATCCAGATTTGCTTAAACCATTTCAGTCATTTCAGCAGTTAGTGGCTCAGCAATTAAAGCAAAAGCAAGTAGAAGCAATGCAAGCACAGCAACAAGCACAGCAAGCTCAAAGCCAACAGGCACAGCAGCAAGCACAGCAGGCAACCTCTGCAACTGGACAGTTGCAGCAAACAGCGGGCTTAGGACAAACAGCAAATCAGTAGAAGCCTTAATGGTGGTAAAAAACGGTAGCTAGTTTTTTGCCTTTAGCCATTTTGTTTACATATATCCTTGGCGGTGTAATTTTACACCGCTTTTTTTATTGACAAATATTTTTAATGAGTTATAATTTTTTACACAAATAAAGGAAAAAGTAATTGTCAAAGAATTGTAGTGATTGTAAAACTTGCTGGGTAATGAAGATAGACCCAAGATTAAGAAAACTTTATGACTGGAGCCATAATTGGCCGCAGTTTGAAGGCTGTGGTCAAATGTTTGACGGAACTCAAGAAAACATTTTATGTTTCTCTGAGTTTTTTGCTAGAACAATAAATTGGAAAGAGTTGGAAAAATCTTATTTACGTGATCGAGAAAAATTAGATAAGATGTTAAAATTTAACAAAGAAGAAAAAGAAGATGGAAGAGCAGGAACTAGCGAAGAAAATGTGTAAATATTATTTCTTCAAGTATTACATAAGAAGGCAAATGGAGCCTGGTGTAATTTTACACGAAGAAGAAATGAATAAACTGTTTGGTTGGCAATATGCAAATAAATTTTTACCAAAAAACCTAAAGTATTTTGAGAAAATAATTAAAGAGCATGGAGACCATGATAGATTTAATGTTGAAAAATTTATAGATATTAGTATAAGATATAGTATTGATTATGGGGTTGAATTCCCATATCCACCACAGCTTGCGAATGAAAAAATGTGGCAATGCTATGAAAGAAATTCTATTGAAAAAATAAATTTAAAAGACACTTTTTACAGAGAACTTATTGAAAGAGTAAAGCACTTTTTTGTTTTCCTTAATGGAAGAACAGTGTCGCAGATAGTAGAAAATCCATTACAAACAATAAAAATAAAAAAAGCTTATGCGGAAGACAACTTGGATTTGTGTGTATATTGTTTTTCGAAGTCTTTTATGAAGTTTGCAAAAGAAGATGGAATGCTTATTGACTTTCATGAAGAACAGTCTATAATAAAAAAATACGAAAAACTTCTAGAGAAAATAAAAGAAAAGCTGGGAGACGATTTTGAGGAGGTATGATGGTTTGTTTAGTTGACGGGAGCAACTATAAGTTAATTATATGGGAAAAAAATTAACACAACAACAATTTTTAGATAAAGTCAAAAAAAACATTGGCGAGGAGTATGAAAATTATTCATTTAAAGAAACAATTTATATTAATCAAAGAACAAAGGTTAAAGTAAATTGTAAACTACATGGAGATTTTTTTATTACGGCAGGACATTTAATGAATCAAAAAAATACTGGCTGCCCAGAATGTCATAATAAGACAAAACGTAAAAATACTGAACAATTTATTAAAAAAGCTCAAGAAGTTCACGGTGATGAAAATTATGACTATTCTCAAACAAAATATATAAATAATAATACAAAAGTAAAAATTATTTGCCCAGAGCATGGAATGTTTTACACTAGACCAGGGGATTTTTTACTAAATAAAAGCAGGTGTCCAGAATGCGGAAAAGAAAATAGTGCTAAAAAAAGAGCTTCGAACACTGATTTTTTTATTAAAAGAGCAAAAGAAATTCATGGTAATAAATATGATTATAGTTTAGTAGATTATAAAAACAATCATGAGAAAATAAAAATTATTTGCCCTATCCATGGAGTATTTGAGCAAAGTCCAAATAGTCATTTGGGTGGAAACGGATGCATAAAATGTAAAAATTCAAAAGGAGAGGAAAAAATAAACTCATTTTTAGTTTCTAAGAATGTTTCTTTTGAAAAAGAAAAAACGTTTAAAAATTTAAAAGACGAAAGAAAACTTAGGTATGATTTTTATATTCCTTCAAAAAATCTTTTGATAGAGTACCAAGGCTCCCAGCACTTTAAAAATGTTTTTGGAAGCAAACGAAAAACTTGGCTAAAACAAAAGCACCATGACTGGTTAAAAAGAAAATATGCAAAAGACAATGGGTATAAATTATTGACAATTCCTTATTGGAATTATAACATAATAAATGAAATATTAAATGGAGAAATTTAAAATGCAAGTATGTTTAGTTGATGGTAGTAACTTATTTTTTATAACTTGGTCTGCTTTTAAAAAAATGATGTGTGAAAAGAACCATGATTTTAATTATGTAATTAAAGATGAAGATCTTGGTCTTTTTTATCATATGCTTTTTAAAAAGACTAAAGATTATTTAACAACATATAAAAATATAGTGTTTGCTTTTGAGGGAAAACACTCTACAGCTTGGAGAAAGCAAAAATATCCTTTGTATAAGGAAAATAGAACGGCTTCGAAAGAAGATCCTAACTATAAGTTTGTTGGGCCATTAATTAATGACTACAAAGACTTGTTAAAAAGTTTTCATTGTAAAGTAATGGAAGTAGAAAATTGCGAAGGTGATGATGTAATCTATAAGCTTTCAGAATACTTTACTTCTAAAGACGAGCAGGTTAATATTGTTTCTTCAGATAGAGACCTTACGCAGATTTGCGGTTTCTTTGATGGTGTTTCTGTATATAATCCAATGAGCCAGATTAATAGTAAGTGTGTTGCTGTTACTACCGCAGAAAACTACAATAAAAATATTATTTTGGAAAAAGCTATTGTTGGTGATAATTCGGATAATATTAAAGGATTACCAAGATGCGGTGAAAAAACATTTGAAAAAATGCTGGAAAACAAAGATGAATGGAACAAGCAAATGAGCAAAGGTGATAATGCTACACTCTTTGAAGCAATTATGGATATTGTTGATTTGCGAAGATTTCCTAAAGATTATCACGAAAAAATAATTAAAGAATTTGAAAGCTTTGATTACTACGAGTTTGATCCTCAGGGAGTTGAAAAATTTTTCTTTGAACACGCTTTAAAGAAATGTCTTAGTGAATGGCCTTCTGTGGAAGGAGAAATAAATCTTATGCTTAAGAGTGGCGATGAGCAAACTTCCGTAGAAGATGAAATTATTGATATATTAAACGGTTGACAAAAAAATTAAAAAGGAGTAAAATAGAGATATGGGAAAGAAAAGTAGAAACAAAAGAGAAAGAAGAGCTGAGAATATCAGCGGAAAAATGTTAAAAAAAATGAGAAGAGAATCTGAGACAGGTTTGATTACTTGTCAGGATAGTCACACACAGCTTTACAACCCAGTCAAGAAACTTGCACAGGCTCACTTGTATAAAGATGAGACTGGAAGAGTTATGATGAATCAGGCTGTTCAGCAGTATGCTGCGTTTATGCGTCAGCAGATGGATAAATATAAAGAAAACAAAGCAAAAGTACAAGAAGAGGGTAAATAATGAATTGTAATTTAAATCCAGAAGATAAGAAAAAAGTAAAAGCACAGTTTAGTGCTTGGTTGGAAATCCAGGACGAAAAGAAAGAGCTTTCAGAAGCCGAAAAAGCAACTAAAGAAACAGTAAAAGATGTTCTTGATTGTACTATTGGACAGGTTGGTAAGTTGTTTAAACTTATGCAGAAATACTACAATGGTGCGGCTGAAGAAGAAGAAGACATTTGGGCAGCAATGGAAAATATCAGAAGTGCTGATGCTGAAGAAGCAGAAGAAGATACAGAAGAGGATTCATAATGGAAGAATTGTTGAAGGTTTTAATTCAAGAGCAAAAGAAAACAAATGAATTGCTTGAAAGTCTTCTAAACATATTTAGAAATTATGACCAACAATATCAAAATGAAACATTCGGTAAAGAAGTCGTAGGCGAGCATCGCCCAGATCTTCTTTAGAATTGTCATATTTTACCTCTACTGGCTACCAGAAATGGTAGCCTTTTTTATTGACAATTTTTTTTAGTTTTTTATAATTATATTATGGCAAAATTAAAAATAGCAAAAAAAATACCATTTTTTATTAACATAACTTATAAACTAAATGGTGAAACTATAGAACAGATTTTCTCATTTAAAACTACAAACAAGAAATATTTAAAATATGCCTATGATCAAAGATATTGTCTTAAAAGAAAGGTTGAAAGACTGATAGATTCTTATGTTCTAAGTGACATTTCATATCTTGGAAGAGATGAATATGAAGACAAAATTGTATTGTTGTACAATAATGATTTTGGTTCTTTTGATAGTTCTTCGAAAATTATAAATTGTGAGTTTTATCTTCCACCATTTAATGGTTGTTTGTATTGTAAAAAGTGTAAAGCAGAGGGTGATTTTTTATATTGTGAAGAAAAGAAAAAACATTATGATTCAAAAGGTATAAAAAATTGTCCTATTTTCCAAAGCATTGAAGAAATAATAACATAAGTTAAAAGTGAATGGATGGAAAGTATTTTATTCGACTTTCACTCATTCTCGGCCTCCTTATTTAAAAAGTCAGCATGAAAATGTTGACTTTTTTTATTTCCTACTGTATAATTTTTTATAAGATGAAAGATTTTGTTGATTTACCAAACGCAGCATATAAAGATGAATTTTCTTCAGGGGTGTTTTATGCTACCCCAAAAGCTGCTTCTTATCAGTTTGAATGCTTAAATCCTTTACAAACAATAAGTTTTGCAGAAGAAATGGGAATTGACACAAAAAAAGCAACAAAAGAACAATTAAGAAAAAGATTGAAAACAAGAAAAGACTCTAACGTTTCTTCTATGAGAAACTTTGTTTTTGAATGCGATAACTCTACACTAAAAGAACAGTTAGAAAGAGCTTCTTTCTTGAAGAAGAAAAAAATTTTAAACAGAGTTGTGTTTAGTGGTAATAAATCATTGCACTGCAGAATAACTATTAATGAAGATCCAGAAAGTATAGAACACTATAAATGGATTTGGGGTATTTTAAATGATAAATTCTTTGCTGGGCTAGCAGACAGAGCTTGCTCTAATCCTGCAAGACTTACAAGAAAACCCAATGGTGTCAGAACAAAGGCTGGAAAAAAGATAGTACAAAGGCTTATATTTGAAGACGATTCAATAATCTTTGATTCCACGATTCTTGATCAAGGCTGGGAACTTGAAAAATCAGAGAGAAGACTACATAGTTTATATAGAGAAAAACATAAAGTTGACAGAGAACCAAGAAATAGTCTTATTATAGATGAATTAGAATCAATGCCAGAGAGTAGTCAAGAGAAAGAGTGTTGGCAAAGAGCCTGGGCTTTGGCTCAAAACGACGGAACTCTTTCTTATCAAGAGGCAGCGAGTGCAGTTTCTTATTTAGGCTGTTTAGGTTTTACAGCTGATGAAATAGTTCAGCAAATAGAATTTGGAAAGTGGAATTTTAAGAAAGAATATATTGAACAAATTTTGGAGAGAATATGACAAAGCTACCAATGGCAACAACCTTGAGAGATTTACAAAATGTATACAATACAGTTGTAAACGATGTGGACAGGTATGAAAAAGAATTATTGCACAAAGCCATAATGAAATCTAGAACAATAAAAGAAGTTCATTATAACAACGGAGAGATGACAATTGTCTATAACGATGATTCAAAAAGAGTCTTCTCTCAAGTTGCTATTACTGATATTGCCATACAGGATGCGCCAGGGAGAACTCCCCAAGCGGAGATTGTATATAATTTTTCGGCATATACAGATGATTTTGGAAAATATGTAGAAGATTTTGGAGAGAATAATGAATAGTGGAGAAATTTTATACAGCGAAGGAAAAAATGATGAATGTTACACTCCTGCCTATGGTGTGGAACCAATTTTAAAGTATATACCAGATGGCGCGGTTGTATGGTGTCCTTTTGACACAGAAGAAAGTGAGTTTGTAAAACAGATTTCTAAAACTCATAAAGTAATAAGAAGTCATATTAAAGACGGACAGGATTTTTATACTTATGAGCCCGAAGAAGAATGGGATTGTATTGTAAGTAACCCGCCATTTACAAACAAAGCAAAAATCTTTGAAAGAGCCTTGAGCTTTAATAAACCATTCGCTTTGATAGGAACTGTTTTGTGGCTTAATGATGGTGCTCCTAAGTTAATTTTTGATGATAAAAAATTGCAGCTTTTAATGTTTGATAAGAGAATGGAGTTTTATGGCCCTGGAACTGAAGACAATAAAAGTAAAAATGTTCCATTTTCTTCAATATATTATTGTTATGATTTTTTACCACGACAACTTGTTTTTGAAAAATTAAATAAGCCAAAGAAGGAGAGAAAATGCCAAAAAAAAGCACAGAGCAATTTATCAAAGAAGCAAAAGAAATCCACGGTGAAAAATATGACTATAGTTTAGTAGATTATAAAAATTGTCATACAAAGGTAAAAATTATTTGTAAGGAACATGGTTTATTTGAAATGACACCAAGTGTCCATATACATGATAAGTGTGGATGTCCGATTTGTGGTAAACTAAAACAAATTAAATCCCAAACTGACACATTAGAAGAGTTTGTAAAAAAAGCAAGAAAAACTCATGGTGATAAATATGATTATTCTAAATCTGTGTATATAACTGCAAGAAAACCAATTGAAATAATTTGTCCAGAGCATGGTAGTTTTTTTCAAACGCCAGATAACCATATTAGAGGACAAGGATGTCCAAAATGTAAAAATAAAAAATTTGAAAAAGCATATTCAAAATCAACGGAATACAGTGCAATTCGATGGAGGGTTTTTTGCAGTCCTTAAAGTTTAACAATCCAGATATGCAAAAAGAAGTTTGCAAGATGGTTGGCAAACAAGCAAAATTTAAAGGCAAGAAAAAGAAATGGTGGAGAACACAAACACTCTTTTGGCAAGGCAAAGAAATAAAAAGAGATTCGCAAGAATACCAAGATTTAATAACAAAGGCTTACAATTGTCTTTTTAAAAACGAAGGATTTCGTAAAGCACTAGCAGCAGCAAACGGTTGCGTATTAACTCACTCTATGGAAAAAATAAAACAACCGAAACGGTCTTGACAGAAAGAGAATTTATTGGACAATTAAACAGACTGAGAGGAAAATTGTAATAGGACTTTACAAAAATTAAGTTTTAAAGTATAATTTTTTTAGTGAGGAAATTAAAATGAGATATTATGAATACCCAGTAGAACTTGACGCTATGAGAGCGTTTTATAATGAAATTGGTTACCCAGAAGGAACAGTTGATTATTCTTGTAATACAGATGGAAGAATCATACTTGATTCAAAAACTGGTTTAAAAGGGGCTTTGGTAGAATTTAAAGTTGTTGCAAAAACAAACAAAGATGTTTTTGAACAAATGAAAAGGTATGTAAAATCATACAACGCAAAAGGTTTAGAAATACCAAAGTATGGTGTATATATTATGACTGCTGCGCAAAAATATACAGTTTTTGATTTGGAAGAAGAAGATTTTTCAAAAGCAGTTATACAAGAAAATCTTGATTTAACAGTTGATTTAAATAATTTTACAAGTAGTGCTGATTCTTGGTTAAAAGACACAACAACCCAAAAAGGCTGGATAGATGAAACTTCTATTGTTTCTTATAATGATGCTTTCTTTTCGGCAAAGGGAATGGGTAGAAAGAGTAAGGATGATTTTATTGCAGAACTTGCTAACCCAAAAGTTTTAAATATAAAACCTTACACCTGGCAAGCAGACGGAAATATGGAAAGAAAACTTCTTGATTGTCTTGGAAGCACTGCTTTGAAGAAAAGACTTGGAGCTTTCTTTACACCCGATTATGCTGTTGAGAAATCTACTAATTATATAAGAAATATAATTAATAATTTAAACGATGACGAGGATTATATTATTGTTGATAGATGCGCTGGAACTGGAAATCTTGAAAAGTTTCTTACAGACGAAGAACTTAGTCATTGTATCTTAAATACAATTGTTTATGCTGAGAAAACTACTCTAAAAGGTCTTTATGAAGGACGCGTAAAAGCAATTTTGCCTTCGGACGAAACAATAGACGATGAAGGCTGTATGCCTGCAGGCGATGCTTTAAGCGAAGGTTTTAATAAAGAACTTGCTGATAAAATTGAAGAAGTAAGAAAAGAAGTTGAATCAAAAGGGAAGAAATTAGTAGTTATTGGCTTAGAAAATCCACCGTATGGAGAACCAGGAACGAAGAATAACAGAGAAATGAAAACAATTTCTTATATAAATGAGCAAATGAAGAAAGAAATAAGTGGAACTGTTTGTAAAGATTTGGCTAACCAATTTATTTGGTCAGGTTTTAAACAATTCTTTGATTATTATGTAGTTTATAGTCCAGTTAAATACTTCAAGAGTCAAAGTTTGATTAATAAAGAATTTAATGAGGGTATTATTGTAAACAGGTTAGATTTTCATGCTACCGAGGGCGGTATATCTATAATGTCTTGGAAGAATGAAGACGCAACTAATAATAAATGGGTTTTGGAAAATACTACTGTTAAGAAAGTAAGTAAGAACGGCTCTACTTTATTACCAGACAACGATAATAATGAAATATGCTGGCTTAACTATCGCCCTGGAGTTGTTAGTTATTTTGGTGCAGCGTTAGGAACAGGAAAAGCAAAAGGAACTGGTGGTGGTAATGATAGAAAGCTTGGAACTAACAACATCAAACAAACATTGCCCCTTTTCGCAGCTAACTGCTACACTTGTAAAGACTATACAGAGAAAGAAGTAATTATGAAAAGTGGCGATGGTGGAACCGCTTATCAAAATGATAACGAATTTCTTGAAGATTGTTTTATTTGGAGTTGCTTGACCGATAAGAATAAATGTTGGTCTGGTACTTCTCAAAACGAAATGGCTTTGTCGCAAAACTCAAAAGCCGATCAGATTGTTGATTTGAAGCAACCACATAGACTTGCCTTGAAGCGTTCTTGGGATAATGTTCTAAATGAAGCAAAGAAGTGCAAAGAATATAATGCTAATTGGAAGTATGGTTTAGCACAAATTATTAATGATTTAAATTTAGATGATCCAACTGGCGTTAAGAACAAGAAAGGGCAAACTCTTATGCAGAAACGCTATCCAAAGCTCGATGCCCAAATAACTTCATTTAAAGAAGATTTAAAAGAGTTTTACGATAAATATATTAAGGATAAATTGTTTCAGTATGAATTGCTGAAATAAAAATAATTTTCTCACTATTGGCAGCCTAAAAAGCTGCCTTTTTTATTGACAATTTTATAAAATTAATTTATAATAAAATAGAGGTGGATTATGAAAAATAGTTTAGAAGATGAATTTTTATCAGAAGTTGAAACTACTATAAAAACCCAAAAGACAAAAAGAAAGAAAGGTATAAATTCTAAGAAGAAAGGAAATAATAACGAAAATGAATGTAAGAAAATCTTAAATGAAAGATTTGACGGGGTTGCTATTTTTCAAAGAACACCAAACTCGGGTGCGTTTGTTGGTGGACAGAACTTTTACAGAAAGGAACAACTCAATGAAGAACAAAATCTTTTGTTTGTTGGGGATCTCTATTGCAATAGAAAAGATTTGAAATTTACTATTGAACATAAAGCTTATGCAGAAGCAAGTTTTTGGGATTTGTTTAATGAGAGCTCTGATTTACATGCTTGGATGAAGCAAGCAGAACACGATGCGGAGTCAGTTGGAAAGCAGCCAATGCTTATTGTAAAATATAACAATAAAAAACGAATTGTTTATTTAAAAAAAGATTATATTGATTCTCTTGACTGCAGCAATCTTGATACATATGCGATTTTTTCACATAATGGCTGGTATTGCTATTGGCTTGAAGATTTGCTAAAAGAAACAGACAGCTTCTTTTTTGAGGAGAAAAACCATGTCAATTAAACAAAGTTCTATGGACTATATAGAAGCATTTTCTGGCGATAGTATTTACGAAATTAAAGACGACATAAATGAGTGGCTAGAAGACAATCCAGAATATTATTTAGACAGAATGGAAATGGTAAGCACTTCTGCAGGTTATAAATCCGTATTATGCGATTTTGTTCGTAAAGACGCTGAGCCTGAAGATGAAGTCAAAACTGAAGATGAAGCCAAAACTGAAGATGAAGAGGTTCCAATTAGAGAGCTATTGATTGGAGTGATTGGCGCTATAAATGAATTAACTGATGCAGTAAAGGAGAAAAATAATGACAAAAGTTTTTTGCAATAAATACTCCTCTGCCTTACAGAGCGCAATCGTAGATTTTGAAAAAGAAAACCCAAATCTTAAAATGATAAATTCTTCTTTAGTAGAAGACGGTGGCGGTTGGCTTACTGCAGTTTGTAGTTATGTCGAAAAAGAGGCAAAAGAAGAGCCAACAACAAATCAACTGCTTGAAGGTTTAATTGGAGCAGTTAATGAATTAACCGATGCGGTAAAAGAATTGACAATAAAAAAAGATTAGGTATAATTTAAAAATATGAATGAGATTGAAGAATTATTAGAGCAGCTTGATAATACTTTTGGTTCTAGCTCTGCGCTAGATGTAAAAGAGGAAGTATCAAAAAAAGAAACAGAAGAAATTATAGAACATACATCGCAACAAGAAACAGAAAAAGATAAAAAAGTTCATTTGAAATTTTCTTCAGAAACAGAAGAAAAAATGATAGTTGGATATTTTTACCAAGATAGGGCTACGTTTTTAAAGTTGGCTCAATATTTAACAACAAAAAATTGGCAGAAAGATTCTTTCTTTAATGATAGAAAGCTTCAGTTTCTTATGAATACTTGTTATGAGTATTCCAATAAATATAAAAAAATGCCAACAGAAGATATCGTCTTTTCAGAAATAGAAAAGAAAGTAGATGATGTCTTTACGCAAGAAAAAATAAAAAAACTTTTTTCAGAATTACAGACTATTGATTATACAGCATATTCAGATGAATATATAAAAGATGCTGCTGTTGAGTTTATAAGAAACGAGAGAGCGATAGAAGCAGCAGAAACTTGTCAAAAGGAAATAAGTAAAGGAAATTATTCAAATCTTTCCAAGATTATGTCGGACGCCGTAAATGTAAATCTTGATAAAGACTTAGGTATTTCTGTAAAAAATATTGCTCAGACTTTTAGTTTGGTAAAAGAAGTAAAAGACCCACTAGCAGGATGTACTTGGGGTTCACCAACACTTGACTCAATTCTTGGAAGAATTCAAAAAGGTGAAATTGGTATTTTAGCAGGTGTTCCTGGTGCAGGTAAAACAACTTGGCTTCAGCATTTTGCTGTTGATAATTTTACTGAGCATAAAAAAGTAGCTTTGTTCTCTTTTGAAGTAAGTGAACAAAGGTTGTTAGGACGTGTTTATAAGAATATCTTAGATGTTGACACGCAGCAGCTTCTTGATTATGATGAACAAGATGCTTTTAAAATTCTTGACGCTTCGAAAGGTGATATAAGAATTTTTGCAAGACCCGCAAATTCAATGTCGGCAAACGATATGGCGGCGGTTCTTACAGACCTAAAAACTTACGAAAATTGGGTTCCAGATTTAATTTTAGTAGATTATGTTGCAATCACTTCTGCAAACGACAAAAAGAAAGATTCAACTGAAACATATAAGTATTATAAAACAGTAACAGAAGAATTAAGAAATCTAGCGGTTGAAATGAATTGTCCAGTTATATCTGCGGTTCAGCTTAATCGTGAAGCTATGGGTGATACTGGTGGTTCTAAAGCAACTGTTTCTTCTAAGAATATTGCGGAATCAAGAGGTGTTCTTGATACAGCCGATTATGTATTAATGATTGAGCAAACTGCTGAAGAAAAATACACAAACAAAGAACATTCTAAAGGTGTTTATCGTTTAAGAACAGATAAAAACAGAAATGGTGGAAGTAATGAAACTGTTTGGTTTGAGATTGATTGGAGCAGAATGATGATTGTAGAAATAGATGCCAGCAAAGGTAAAAAATTGCAAGAAGCTGGTAAACAATTATTAAAAGAAGAAGCAAAAAAATAAGGAGATAATATGCCAACACCGTTTACAAAAGAAGAACTTGAAAAAATGGCAAAATCAAAGGAAGTGGCAAACAACATTTCTAATTATTTGAATGCCATGGAAGAAATTTGTTCTTCACCAATGAGCGAGCAGGAAAAAGCAGAGTCATTTAATCAGATGGCTTTATATGTCGGTAAAACAATGGTTGCTTTTACAAATCTTTGTGATTTACTCGATATATACGCTGAGCGTGGTGCTCGTGGTGGAGTTGTTAGGAAACGAAACTCGGAAGACGATTACGAGTATAAGGAGGTAGAATAATGAGACTTAAAGTAAATACAAATTATTTAGTTAGTATGG